TATATATTGTAACAAATGTTGACAGTTGTGTCAATAGTTCTTGGCTTCCTAAACGGGATGCTTGATAATGTTTTTTAGTCAATTCTTGTAATTTAGATTCTACTTCTGAATCTTTAAGTTTACTAAGATCGCCTTCAAGCGGATGGAACATTATGAAAATTGTCCTAAATAGTTAAGGAAAATAACTCTACCCAAAGAACCTGGATCTTGACTTTTGGCTCTAGTTATTATTTCAATTAAAATTGGATTAGATGTGCTGGACACAGCTAACGATGTTGGAAAATTGCTGCTTTTTTTGATAGGATACGCACCGTCTGTAAAAAAAGATACATTATAAGTTCCGCCATCGGATAATAATTCTACTGTAACTTTGTTTACGTTATCAGTTGAAAATCCTTCAAACTCAAAAGTTACATCATCATCTAGTCGATAAACTTGATAATCTGCATTTCCAAAATTTATATCGATTCTATTACTTACACCGGAACCAGTTCCGTAATTATTAAGACTATGTTGATTTTGTTTTAATACCGCATTTGATAAGACTTTGTTGTTATAGCTATTGTCACGATCAAGTCTAGCAGTATAATTTAGTAATTCATCTATTTCTGTTTTGGCAGTGTTTAACGCAGTCTTGATATATGAGAAGTTATCTCTAAAGCCTTGTGTATCATTATCCACACCAGCAACAGGATAGGCCTCGTCAATGGCTGTTGCGTTAATATTACTGTTTGTTGGCATCTTTTATCTCCACCTTATAGGTATTTATTGTCTAAATTTCTCTGCTTCAAATGTTGGAAATGCGAGATATTTATCCTCTATTTCTCCGTCTAAAGCATCTATGATATAGCGATCTACTTCAAAGTCTAAAACTTTGAAATCAAATTGACTGTTTTTAATGTTTAGTATAATATCATCTGCTTGCCCGGGTTTAACGTAGCACAGCGGAATCATACTTACAAATCCTGGTTCTGCAAATTGATCTTCTTGAATACTTCTCATCCATAACGGTAAGTATGACCTATCTCTATCTCCGGTCTGCTTAAGTCGCTTACGCATATTTTTAATAGAGTTTGGAAATATCCGTTGGTGATCTTCATCGCTGGCTAAGGGAATATCGCTGCTGACATTTATTCTTGTGTTATTAATCAAAAATGGACTGTTGATAGTATCTGATAATGCTATTAAACTAGATATACTCTTTCCGTTCTTAACTAAAGGATCGACTATTTCTACATATACTACTTCATATATTACATTTTGAGTAGATGTATCTTTGGCTACTGCTTTTTTTACACTACCAAAATTTAGTCTTTTGAAGTAATGATTTCTACTCATTGCCTGTACAAAGGTTTCGGCGTTGTTGCTTTCGATACCAGCAAACATCAGCATTTTAATTTCGTCCTGGACGCCAAACGCAGGATCGCCGTAACGATAGATTTTTTCTGGAATAAAAATAGAAAAATCTGAAATAAAATTATTCCAAACTTCTCTCTTTGATTTTTTCTGATAGGCTTTAAAATATAAGTTACTATAGACTATGTCAGCTTGTGTTTCTATTTTTATCTGAAAAGTTTTAGCACTTTCTGTATAGTTTAAGATATCTCTGGCTTCAACAATAAATGTATAGACTCTATCAAAAGATGTTAAGTTACTGTCATATGTTGTTGAGGTATAATCTCTAGCACTGCTGCCATCCCAATTATAAAATCTAGTTATGCCTTCTACTAACTCTGTGCCTATTTGATTAACCTTACCGTATATTTCACCTGACGGTAACAATTTTAATCCCGGAGGTAGATGTCCTGATCTTAGTTGATAAAATACATTTCCGCCGTTTATTTTAGACTGTGCTTCTACAAATAACATACTGTCTTTATTAGGACTGATAGTACCTAGCTCTCTATCTGATATCCATACAATACCGCTTTCAATTTCGCCCAATACTCTTAGATTGAACGTTCTAGCCGTTGAAGCAGATACGCCGTTGTCGTATGTGTTTACAGCACTTACTGTAAATTTGTAATCTGTTGTTATTCTTGGTTGATAAGGTAAACTACCTACTAGTTCTCCTGTTATTGTATCGAGATCTAACCCTGGAGGAAATACACTGTCGTTGCCAAATATTATCTCGGCATTTTCGACTAATCTTTCACCTAGACTAGGATCAAAAGTAATTCCATACCTAGCAGTATAACCATCAATTTTTTCTACTTGTAAAATTGTGTAGGTTCCAAGGGAACTGTCTAGATAATTGTAAACATTAGCAACAGCAAACTTTTGATTTCTTCTAGGTAAGCCAGTTACGCCTTTAGGGTCTGGAACTATGTCTACTTCAATATAATCTGTTTCGTCTCTAAATATTCTAACAGATTTTCCGCTAAATTCGGGATTGATTGTTTCTGATCTATATGAAATATAACCAGGCATTGATGGCGGATTATATACATCTAAATAAACTGTTACATAATTATTAGCACGTCTAATTCCCAGATCTGATTCAGTTAACCATATTGGTCTTCTTACATAGGTATTATCCGCTCTAAATATACCTGTGCCTACTTGCATTATAGTATTGTCAGATCTTAGGAAATCTTCGCTGACAACATAAATTTGGAAAGTTCGACGGTCTTCAAATAATCCGTCTGTGGCAACTACTGTAAATTGATAGTAGCGTGTTAATCGTCTTGGAAATCCTGTTTCGTCAAAGTAGTCAAAGGTTCTTGAATCAAAATCAAAACTGTCAAAGCCATTAATGGGTCTAGTACCTAGATCATAAGGTTCAGAATCAAATAAATTTAAATCAAAATTACCGCTGTATATCTTGTAGTCTAAGGCAAAAATAGGATCGGTGAACCCTGTAATACGTCCGCCTCTTGATAATGTTAATCCTGGAGGAAGTTCCCCGCCGTTGTAAGGAATGTAGTATTCTATAGTGTCCCCGGCAGGCATATCGGGATCCATAGCTATTAATTGAAAATCTACTTTATCGTTGTCAAGAACAAAAAATGTTGAATTAGGACCTACTGGTAATAGGCCTCCTGTAGTTACCCATCGAGGTTCGTCGTACCCTCCTACAGATATACTAAATGTTCTATCTTTATTTTCTACACCATCGCTGGCTCGTATAACAAACCGTGAAGTAGTAGGTTTAGAAACTTCAAACGGAGTTCCTAGAATGTTATTATTTTCTAATCTAAGACCTCTAGGCAAGGATCCTGCCTGTATAGAAAAGGTCACTGGCCCTTGAGTTGATGTGGCAAGTATTGTTATATCTTGCCTATCTCTCTCATTTATGCTCCCTAGAGACCCAGGGGGTGTTATCCAAGACAGTGACATTCATGATTCCTTAGAATGTGGCTAAAATAACAGGAGTTCTAATCCATATGTCAGCAACACCATCCCACGGTGCTATGCAGAAATAAATGTAATTGGCGTTTGCGTATATCATACCTGGCATATCACCGTTAAGACCTTTTGATGTAGCAGGAACAACATCTCTAAATGTAGCAAGCGGTGTACTAGTAGATGGATTAAAGAACCTTACAGTCTGCCCGCTTACGTTCCCTGAAGGAGTAAAAGTGCCAGTGGTTGTTACAGTACTACCTACGACGCTCTGAACTTCTAATTCTGAAGTACCACTTAGATAGAATTTAGCCCCATTTTTAATACCAGAACCAGATGTAACTGTAAAGTTAGTAGTTGAAACACCGTCGGGGATAGTAGCACTGAGCGTAGTAGTTACTTCTACGTTACTGTTGATTCCGCCCCAAGCAGATAAGTTATCACCATCTAGTGTTAGATGTCTATCAGCAATGTTCAATCCGTTTTGGAAATAACCTGTGGTAAATCTATATTCTCTATTACCTACTCTTGAAGTGTCGTTAACCGCAGGAATAACTTCATCAACAGTTCCATTAGCATTAATACGTGATTCAACTCCATCAACAAGCCTTGTAGAGTCATTGCCATAAACAGAGCCAAATACATCACCTAAAAGATTTGCTGGTAGTGTAATATCTCCGCTTAATCTAGTGTCAAACAGAACATCACCTCCAGGAGTTTGTACAGCACCAATAAATGATCCAGTAACAACACCAGCTACGTTTCCGTTGACATCACCAAGAACATTACCTATAACGTTTCCAGTATGAGTTCCTGCGGTATTACCAGTGACATTAGCAAACACGGGACCAACTATTCTTCCTGATGTAGCATCAACTAATAACGTTGAATTATCTGCAAATATAGATCCAGTAACGTCTCCAGTATGATATCCCTCAGTGTTTCCATTGACAGTAGTAGCATCTACAATGTTAGCATAAACTGTATTCCATTTTTTAAGTGGAGCACCTAAGTCGTATGAATTATTTGTATCTGGAACAATATTAGAAATTATTTCTGCTTTAAATTCTACTTCGTCTGCGTCATTATTACCAAGTGTAATAGTTCCGTCTGATGTTATATTACCTGTAGCATGTATGTTACCAGTTACATCGATATCACCAGTTATGTCAATATTGCCTGTACCGGTAATGTCATTTCCGTTTAGAACAATATCATCAATAATTGTTCCGCCACTAGCTAATAGTTTTCCGCCGGCTAAGGCTCCGTCTCCTATATAGATCGCTTTTTGATCCGTGTCATAAACCAACTCTCCATTGAGTGGAGTGTAAGTTAATCTTTCAGCTGTGGTTCCTCTTTTTAATCTTAGAGCCATTTATAATTCTCCGTTAAAACGTTCCGAGATCTATTTCTAGATCGGTTGGGACTATTATAGTTCCCATGTCAAAGTCACTGTTGGAAACAAGAAATTGTAGAGCATTGTTGAATACATTTGTATAAGTTCCAAAATCAAAAGAATACAACGCACTCACTGATTCAAAACCATTGTAGCCCCAAAGATCTCCATTAAAATTGTTAGCAGTAATGTTCCCGTTAATTGTTATATTACCAGTACCGATAATATTATTTGTGTTTAAATCTAGATTCTGTAATAAAAGATTTCCTACAGGATCAGTATTAATTGTTATTGTTTTACCGTTAACTTCTAGATTAGTGTTAACCCCGCCTACAAAAGTTAGGGTTGTATCAGAAGTATCAGCACCAATTATTATACTAGCTTCTGGTACCGAAACTTTAGTAAAAACATTTTGTAACGGAGTAGAAATAGTAATATCGTTGGAATTTTCTGTAACTGTTATGTTAGCAGAACCTTTTATAGACCTAAATTCTAACCTATCTGACTCCGTTTCCGGAGCAATAGTTGCGTCGCCGTTAGCGTTTGATTTTCTTTTGTATACAGCAGCACCGTCGCCTAAACTGCGTCCTGCTAGAACTAACTCGCTGTTTAACGATAAAAGGCTATTATTAACCTTTTGAAAAGCCGTGCGTAGATCGTCACCGAGCCCGTCGTTAACTAAATTTCCTATGTTTACTGTTTCTATAGCCATAATTATTGTTTCTATCTAATATTTATCCGCGTCTTCTAATACGTAGGCGTGGATATATGTTACCTGCAGCTGGGCGTTGATCGTAACTAACATCTGGAAAAGCTGAGCCTTGCTGTGCTCTTTCTATTGGAAAATATAGATATCTGTTTTTACTATCTCTAAGATTGGTAAAATCTCCGTAGTTTCCGTTAGTAGTTCCTATTTGCCCTGTTTTACATTTTTCAATTAGGTAATCGTATAATTCTTCAGGAGTAAAATTAGGATATCTACTCATAATACAAGCAATTACTCCTGCTACTTGCGGCCCAGACATACTAGTTCCTGATATTGAACCTAGTTTAAAAGTAGAGTTTCTTGGATCATCAGCTAAGGTAACTCCAAATTCACTGGCCGCTGTGGAATTGTAAACTGCTGATATTATATTTTGTCCAGGAGCCCATATATCTATTCTGTCACCGTAATTACTAAAATTTGTTTTATATTCTTGCGTAGAAGTACTTAATGCTCCTACACAAATAACTCCTGCGGCTGCTCCTGGGCTAGATCCATTAGAATGGTATAATACCCCGCCATTGTCTGTAATGCTATTATTATAATCTGGATGAGTAGGGTCGTCAGTAACGTACCAATAACTATTTCCAGCCGAAGCTACGACAATGATTCCATCATCAATAGCATCAGCAATGTCTGCCTCCATAGCAGGATATCTTGCCGGAGTTCTATAAAGAAAAGTTCCTGCAGGTACAGGAACACCGTTGTTTTCTAACACAACTCTTTTGGCCGCGGTAGTTTGTCCAACTACATTAGTTGTACTGCCGCGATATGTAACTTCGTTTATACTTGAAAGTGATATACTGCCGTAGCTATAACCCCAACTGTTATTTGTGACAGTAGGATTTCTACGTCCAGTAACTGGATTAATTGGTTTACTGTTATGCCATGCTCTAAGAAAATCAAATAGGTACAACACCCAACCTTGAGGTTGACTCCAACTAGGATAATCAAATTCCATATAATAGATATTAGACTTTCTAGCCCAGCCTTGAGTATTACCTGCTGTTGTGCCTGCGGTATGTGTTCCGTGATTACTACTAAAGGAAGCGTAGCTATATGTTCCTAAACCACTTAATCCTACTTCTGCTTGATGTTGAAACCAATCGTATTGAATAACTCTGGTACCGCCCGAGCCGTCTTCATTACGAGCAAACTCGGGATGAGCAGGATTTATATGGGCATCAATGATCACAACATCTACATGTTCACCTGCAGAATCTGTAGATATAGCAGTTTGTAATTCGTTGAATAATCCATTAGTACCCCAATCGTTAGTTTGAATCCCGTTTACAATTCTAGCTAACCCCCAATTTTTATCAGTAGATTGAATAGCTGTGCTTTTTTCAAATTTTCCAGTCTGCTTCCAGAAGGGAGTTGGCTCCATACCAAGATCTTTGGGTAATCTAGAAACTCCCGCTACACGAGGATCATTTTTTAATAAATCTGCTTCTTGGTTGGTAAGATAGTAATGAGTATTTCTGCTAATGTGTCTTCTACTGGCTACCGTTACAGATCGATCTGGAATATATAGATCGCCGCCAGGAGTTTCCATATCGTTATAGAATTGAGGCAAGTCCTCTTTATTTTTAAGAGTTACTATATATTCGTAACGATCTATTTCAGACATTTTAAACCTCTAATTTTATTAAAGATAACGTCACTGTTACAGTTCCAGTAACAGCGTCAGTATTAGTTACTCTCACATACACGTCGGTAGTAGGAACAGTTTCATCATTGAATCCAATAATACTTGGCGATATTAAAACTGGGTTGGTACCGTCAGTGATTGCTTCAGCTATAACTCCGGACCCCGGCAACGGATCGTCGGTGATTAGTCTTGAAGTATCGGCAAACCTAGCAGCCTGTGATGTATATACTCGAACCCATGCTGCTCTGTTTGTTAATATTTTTAACAATGCATAACTCTTAAATCCCACTAAATCTAAATTTTCTGAGGCATTAGTTGCTAAACTTCCACTAGTGCCAACAGCAGTTGTTCTACTTTCCAACCCAGCACTAAGCAAATTGCCAACATCAGACAATTGATTAATGTCTGTAGGTATTTGATTATCGACGTATGTTTTTACAGCTAGTTTAGTAGCTAATGTAGAATTATCGTTGTCAACGGCAAATGTGGTATCTGTACTAATATTATCAACTAATACTCCAGAATCTAATTCTATAGAAGTAACTGATAGGACACTAGGAATAGCTGGAGTAATACCGCCAATAGTTGAACCTAATGGTAAATCTACAATACTGCCCGAAGAAGTAATTACCGCAGTCCCGATGTGTAATCCGGTTGAACTTACATAGATATTGTCCCATTTCTTACTGCTAGATCCTAGATCATGATCTTCGTCAAAATCTGGTATTAAACTCGATCCAAGAGATGTTAAGTCAACACCGGACCCACCAATACTAAGATATAACTCAGTAAAGTTATCGTTGATCTTGGCAAATATTGATTCAGTCTCTCCACCAAATTTTTCCCAAGTCAGCGGGGGTGTTATTGATATTGTTCTCTGTGCCATTCTTATAATCTCCCTACAGCAACTTCTATCAGGCCGATATAATCACTGTCATAGTTTTGTAATGCTTTTCCAATTATTGTACCAGGCTGAGCAACCTCGCCTGCCGAAATAGCAACACCTGATATTGAACTTGCAATTATTAAATCGCCTTTGTAAACTTTTCCTACTACTTTACATGGCACACGTCCCTGTAAAG